GACTTGGACTGCTTAAAGGTGTAACAATAGGTCAAGCTGCAGTTATTACAGGAGTGCCTACAACTTATTCATCAGTTACTGTTGAGAGTTATATCCCTAGTTTTGCAAGTACAATAAAGTCTAGTAATGCAGTATTTGCTCAACTTAGACCTGGTGATGTTTTTACAATTACATCAGGAGGTTTTCAAGGAACGCATACAGTTATAGGTATAAACTTTTTGTCAGGGGTTTATTACATACAGACCAATAATAATAATTTTATTATTACAGCATCTTACACAACAAATGTAATTATAACAACACCATATCCATTAACAGGTTACATTCCACTATTAGATATTTACAAGCTTTGTTTAAAGGCAACTTATATTGATACAGGCTTATATTTTTACTCAAGATTGTATCCGGTAGGAGGCAATAATGAAAGATTGCTTGATGATACTTTTGTGCAAGCTGAGACATATTTAAAAAATGGAGATTGGATGGATTGCTACACAATACTTGAGCAAATAAATAGCAGATTTAATATTTCTTTGTTTCAAGCTCATGGTACATGGGTGGCAGTTAGATGGGATGAGTTATATCGTTATACAACTACTGCTGGAGTAAATATGCAGTATCATACATACTCTAATAATTTTGTCTATTCTGCTACAAGTGATACTAATGACAATTGGATATTCAGAGACGGCAGTGATATGGAGGTTGGAGTATTAAAGTCTGTCAATCGTGCTAACCAATTTGTAAGAGAGACATTTGATTATGTGCAGCCTGAGTCATTGCTTTGTAATCACGATTTGCAAGACTTAGGACCAATTATTCAAGAGTACAATTCAGGATTATACACTATAAGAGAATATGTACTAAATAGTTGGTTTAATGGACCATTCTCACCATATCCTGATAGGTTTATAAGAATTACAATTGACAATGATGTCACATCAGAAACTTTCGGACAAGAGCTTGACAGAACAGCTGTAGTTGTAAATAGCACAGGTGATTCAGCTAGGTCTGCAAAAAGTTGTGATATACCATTATCTGAAGGGGACTCATTAGAATATAGTTTTAGATTTAGAACAAGTGTAAGTCAAGCAGGTTCAATTAATAATGTATTTGCAGTATCAATAACAGATGGCACAACAACTTACTTTGTCCAAACTAATGGCTCATGGGCTACAACTTTAGGATTTACTTATAATACACCAGCAGGATCTAATACAATTGACTGGCAAAATGTAACTATTAAAAGTGATCCTGCGCCAATTAGTGGGATAGTTAATATTTACTTAGCAGAGGCTACACCTAATGGTGCAACACCTTCAACAGATGAAACACTTTATAATGATTTAACATTAGTTATAAGTTATTTAATTAATGGATCAGGTAAAGTCATTGGACATACTCACACAGATTCACAAGCAAATCAAATAAAAAATAACATTGATAAAGAGATATTTATTGATGATGTACCAAGAACAAGCATAACTGGAGCTTTATATCTAGAATCATATAGTGGGTTACTTCGTGATTTAACAGTTAGATGGCAGTATCCATCAGCATCTTATACTTTTGCGAGACTTGGGCAAGGCACAACAGAAGAGTCATTCTTTACTAATTATAAAATGAGGTCAAAGTATGAAGGTAAATTGCTTTATATAAAGCAAGATGATTTGATGCTTACACCTCTTGCAGTATTTAAAGATAATTTGAATAATGCCTTTAGATTTGTACCAGGTAAGATGACTATAGACTATAAAAATGCTCAGGCTGATTTGTTACTTGTTGAGCTTTTAGATAGTGCAGATTTTGAGCCTGGAGGGGCTGGTATTACATTAGAATTCTTATTATTTGCAGGTAGTAAGTTGTACGAATTTAATTATCTTTACGAAAAGTATTAATAATGGCAAAAGTTAGCGGAGAGGATGTTGTTGTAAGCATAAATGTTGCAGATGTATTGACTCCAATAGCATGCGCAAGATCTATTACTTTTGACATACAAAATGAAATGATTGAGACATCTATTACTGGCAATGGTAACTTTAGAACTTATATACCAGGTGCTTTGGATTGGAATGGAACGATAGAAGGTTTGGTTTTTATATACAAAGAGAATAATCCTTATAATGGGTTAGGCCAATTATATGATTTGATAATCAATGGCACAGCAATAACAATAAATTATTATGAGGTTGATGTTGATGGAGTAACATTTTTAAATAAAACAGGCACAGCATACATTGAGTCAATTAATGAGACTTCATCATTTGACAATATGGTTACATTTACAGCAAATATTAAAGGAACCGGACAAATAACTATAACTTATGGAGATGTGTAATAAATTTATTACTTTTTTAGTGCTAACTTTTATAGTTAGCTTTTCTTATGCGCAGCAATATACGCCAATGACAGCGGCTGGCTATCAGTACAAACGTGCTAAGGTTGACTCTACTTTGCACATACCATCATTCTGTGGCGTTCCTAATCTACGCAATTCTACGGCGATTAATGGCGCATTAGCAATGGATACCTGTGCAAATAAGCTGTATCAGTGGACACATGCAGCAGGATGGAGCATTATATCAGGTGCCGGTGGTGGTGGCACATTACAAAGTGTGACAGATAGCGGTAACACTACAACAAATGACATTCAGTTGCTTAACCATGCTAGAGTAATACTTGGAGATAGTGGTGAGGTTTTGCTAGACAATGGTTCAAAGCTAAGAATGGGTGCAATAGATGCACAGACTGGAGGATCAAAAGGTATAGCTTTAATTTGTGCTGTAGGATATGAAATGAAGTGGGAAGGTGGTAGCCTATACATAATGAATGATCAAGGCTTTACTGTTAGAGAGGTTAGATACAAGTTTAGCTCAATACCAACTGCTACAGATGATGGCTCTAAAGGCTTTTATCCTGGTAGTAGATGGGTGCTTGATAATGGTACTTTATATACATGTACTGATAGTACTAGCGGTGCTGCAGTGTGGCAGAATACTACTTATCCATCACTTAACGATGTTGCAACTGTAGGCAATTTTTATGTTAATGATAATGTTGATACTTTAAGATTAAATAGTATTGATGGGAATAACAAACATCCTATTCTTTGGACTAATGACCAATATGGTGGTCAACCTACTAATATTTTAGATTTTAGTTATAATTCAGGATTTAGTGATAATGTTGCTAAAATAAAATTTGGTGAAACAAGTGGCTTAGGAACTGGATATATTGAGATAACAGATAAACAATCTATTTTTAAAAATGAGTTATCAACAAGAACAATAATTCAAAATGAATATTCAGGTAGCGTTACACAAACAACACACTTTCCATTAATGAAAGGTGGTATTGATACACTTGCTACATTAGATGACATAAGAAATAATGCAATTGATACATCAAATAGATTTGTAAATAATATCACAAGAACTTTAGGTAAAGATTCAATTATATTCTTTATAGGTTCAACACGATATGCTATTAAAGATAGTGTGGGAACTAATCCAGCACCAGTAGGTTATTACGGAGCTTTTCAAGATAATACATCACAAACTGCTGCATCTATTAATACTGCTTATCCAGTAAAATTAAATACAACTGATTTAACAAATGGTGTAAGTGTTGTTAATGATGGTAGTGGGAATCCAACAAGAATAACATTAGCGAATACTGGAATATACAATATCCAATTTTCATTACAACTTGAAAAAACTGGTGGTAGTGGTAACATGATTGCAGATATTTGGGTTAGAAAAAATGGTGTTGACATTCCTTCAACTACAGGTAAAGTTGTTCTTACTGGTAGTGCAAACGCTTCTCCAATTGTAGCCGCTTGGAATTATGTGCTTGATTTAGCCGCTGGAGATTATGTCCAATTGATGTGGGCTACAAGTAATACTAATGTTGAGATAGTAGCTGCTGCTGCTACATCTCCTCATCCAGCAATACCATCTGCAATCTTAACTGTTACTCAGCAAAGTGGAATTATGGCAGGTACGGGAATTACTGCTATAAATTCCCTAACAGGTTCAGCACAGACATTGGTAACTGGAACAGATAGCACAGATTTTAAAATAGTATCTACTGGGACAACACATAAGTTTAACTTACCTACTGCATCAGCTACAAATCGTGGTGCATTATCATCGGCTAATTGGACAACATTTAATAGTAAGTTGGGTGCATCTGATACAGTTTCACTTTCTAATCGTATCAACCTTAAGGTAAATATTGCAGATACATCAAGTATGCTTACACCATACTTAAGAAAGATTGATACAGCTTCATTGTCTAACAGAATAAATTTAAAAGTAAATATTGCAGATACTGCAACTATGTTAAGCAAATATCTCCGTAAGACTGACACGGCATCATTATCATCAAGAATAGATTTGCGTGTAAAATATACTGATACAGCTACTATGCTTACGCCATATCTCCGTAAGATAGATACTGCATCATTATCATCAAGAATAGATTTGCGTGTAAAATATACTGATACATCAACTATGCTTACGCCTTATTTAAGAAAGATAGATACAGCTTCCCTTTCATCAAGAATAAATTTAAAGCTAAATATCGCAGATACGAGTTCTATGCTTAGCCCATACTTACGCAAGATAGACACTACCAATAGATTCGTTAACAACATTTCCCGAACAGTAGGAAAGGATTCAATAATATTTAATATAGGCAGTACACGTTATGCCATTAAAGATAGTGTGGGAAGTGGAACATCTTACACATTCTCAACAGGTCTTACTAATTCATCAGGAACAGTTACAAGCAATCTATCTACTGGTGTTAGTGGTGGACAGTCTGTTGTTGGGGGAACTGCTGCAAGTAATTCCCTTACATTATCATCAACAAGTAACGCTACTAAAGGAAAGATACTATTTGGAACATCAGCATATGATGAGGTAAATAATCGTTTAGGAATTGGTACAGCATCACCTACAGACCCATTTCATATAGAACTTCCAGCAGTAGGTGCTAATTCTTATTTTAAAATAAAACAAACTGGAACTTCATTTAGTACATATCTTGGGAATACTTATACCAATCATTACTTTTGGACATCTAATATAAGGTATAATGGTAGTGCTTTTGTTAAAGATGATGCAACAAGAGGAGCTTGGAGACAAGCACAATTTTGCCAAACAACAGATGCATCAAGTATTCTTGCAGTGTCATATTGGAATATAGCAAGTAATACAGAATCATTAGCTTATCAAGTATTTGGAGATGGTAACTTTACTATTGGGGGAACTATAGCAACTAATACTGGTTACAAGTTAGATGTAAATGGTACTACAAGATTGCAAGGTGCAGTTAATTACAATCCTACTAATACTGCTGCTGGAACAACTGGAAATCAAACAATCAATAAGCCATCAGGAACAGTTAACATTGCTGCTGCTGGAACAACAGTAACAGTAACCAATTCACTTGTATCAGCATCATCAATAGTTTATGCAGTTATAAGAACAAATGATGCTACTGCAACGATAAAAAACGTAGTACCAGCTGCTGGTTCATTTGTGATAAATTTAGGAGCATCAGCAACAGCAGAAACATCAATAGGATTTTTCGTAATAAATTAAAATATATGAAAGCAATACAACCAGTATCAATTTGGGCAAATGGAGTGAATTCCCAAGCAACACAATTATTATTATCAATTATTAATGATAATTTACAATCTTTTGCAACACTTTACTATCAGTTATTAACTGAAGATGGAACGCAATTAGCACAAGGAAACTTGACTATTGATGGCGAAGAATATCAGACTTGGGGCGCATCATCTGATGTAAATAATGAAGCGTATGTAATCGCAGCGACAAAGCTTGCTTTGACACTTATTTAATTTTGCAAATATGCTAAAAAATAGTAACTTAGTAATCATGGAACATCATTCGCATCCGTTTTTAGCTGCAGTAAGTAGCATTATATCAATTACAAGTGCTTCATTTTGCTTAATTACAGCCTCTGATGTTCAACCTTACTTTACTTTAGTCGGTTCTATTATTGCGATTGCTTCCGGTATATTCGCAATTAGATATTATTATTTCGCCACAAAAAAAATAAAATGAACTCATCTATTTTTACTTTAAATAAAGCTGATTTTATTAAGGGATTAATTATTGCTGTTATTACTGCAGTAATTACTTTGCTTTATAACACAGTACAGACTGGATCATTAACTTTTGATTGGAAAGCAATATCTACCGCAGCAGCGTCTGCAGCTTTAGCCTATATCATGAAAAACCTACTTACAAATTCAAGTGATGAATTTCTAAAGAAGGAAAAATAAATGAATAAACGCGATCTTGTACGAGGGTATTTGAAAAAGTATCCGAACTACCCTAATTTAAAATTAGCCAGGATAATCTATTCTGAGAATAATTTATTGTTCAGAGATGTAGAAGCAGTTAGAAGTATTGTAAGAGATTTAACTGGTAACAATGGTAAGCAAAAAAGAATTGAAGTTGATGACAGATTTAAGACATCACCAAAGTCATATAATCCGTACAACCTTCCTGAGTCTTACGAAGAAAAGCGTGAGGCTTTTATTTTGCCTAAAGCCTGCGATAATATATTGCTTATCTCTGACCTACATATCCCATATCACAATATCCAAGCAGTAACAATTGCTCTTGATTACGGCAAAGCAAATAATGTCAATACTATATTTATCAATGGTGATCTTATCGATAATCACCAGGTGAGTAGATTTGAAAGTGATCCAAAGAAAAGAAGCGTAAAGCAAGAGTTTGATGCTACAAAGCAATTTCTTGTATCACTTAGAACAGCGTTCCCTGATGCAGCTATTTATTGGCTAAAAGGTAACCATTGCATCCGCTGGGAGAAATTTTTGTTGATGAAAGTGCGTGAAATTTGGGATGATGAGTATTTTCAACTTGAGGAAAGATTGCAGTTGAATTCTGTTAAAGTAAAATTGCTAGACGATAAAACTTTAGTCAAAGCAGGTAAGTTATCTATCACACATGGCCATCATATTTTCAAAGGTGTATTTACTCCAGTTAATCCATCAAGAGGAGCGTTTTTAAGGGCAAAACAGAGCCTTATTGTTGGTCATCTGCACAGAGCCTCACATCATCCTGAGGTTGACTTAGATGGCAAGATAATAAGCTGTTGGAGTACAGGCTGCCTATGTGAGCTAAAGCCTAATTACTCGCCAATGGTCAGCAATTCTCAGCATGGCTTTGCACATATTATGGTTGAGAAAAATGGAGATTATACTGTTAAGAATTATCAGATTGTAAATGGCAAACTTCATTAATTATGTCAGAAAAAGTAATAATACCAGATATTGTCATTCCTGTAGAAGAAGAGCAAGAATATGATGGCGAAACATTACAATCTAGTTCTCATGACTATATTACATCTGCAGTTAATGCAATTAATGTAATAGCTGAGATGGACACAGCTATAATGAATAAAGATGATGAGAACATGATAAAGAAAATTAGGTATCAATCAATAAAATTAATTTCTCACTATATTAATGAAATTTATGAAGAAACTTTTGCTGATACTGACAGTACTGATCAGTAGCTGTTATAGTTCCAATAAAGCAAATAAAGATTTAAATAAGGCTTATGAGAATTATCCTGAGGCAGTCGCAACATTTGCGCGTGATAAGTTTCCTTGTAAGGAAACTACTATCGATAGCATTATTAAAACTGAGTATGATTTCATCGAGATTAAATGCCCAGATACATCAAGTCAAGTAATTGACACACTATACTTGACAAAACCAATAAAGCCAAAGTCATACATAATTTATAAAGATAAGTTTGTAGCAATCCCATCAACAATAAAGATTATTACAAAATACATAAAAGATAGCAGCTGCGAAATACTCCTTAACAAAAGTGTAATGGATGCCAAATTATCAAAGGAAAAGTGTGATCGGAAAGGTGATTATATCAATTGGTTGTTAATTGCATTTTGCTTGTCATTTATTGCTAATATTCTTTTTATTACAACAAAAAAATGAATGAGATAGCTTTTCAAAATCGTTTAAAAAGTTACAACCTTTACGCAAACGTAAATAAGTACCAGTTGCGTGGCATGCTTGCCATTATTAACGAATTTGAGGCTAATAAATTGCTTACAGATAAAAGATGGTTAGCGTATATGCTTGCAACAGTATATCATGAAACAGCAAAGACTTTTGAGCCAATTGAAGAATATGGACATGGTGCCGGTAGGTTATATGGCAAAAAAATAAAACAAAATCTTAAGCCATACGAATCACCTAATAAATTATATTATGGGCGTGGTTTTGTGCAGCTTACCTGGTATGAAAACTATGATAAGTTTGGTAAGTTTTTAAAGATTGATTTATTAAATTATCCTGAGCTTGCACTAAAGCTTGATATATCAATAGATATACTTTTTAAAGGCATGACTCAGGGCCTATTTACAGGCGTTAATTTAGCAAGATATTTTAATGATCAGCGTGAAGATTGGGTTAATGCAAGAAAAATAATAAATGGATTGGATAAAGCTGAGATTATATCAATTTATGCTCGTAAATTTATGTCTTGTCTTACTTAGCGGGAGTTTTATTAGTAGTTTAAACCTGGTGTGTCTACACTGGGTTTTTTTATGTGAATAACTTTATTTTAAAATAATTATAAATAAATTTGGAAATTAAATAAAGGCACCATAGATTTGCTATATCAATCAAAACTAAAACTACTAAACATGAAACAGTCAACTAAAGACACAATCACTGTAACTATTATAATCATGATAGCATTATTCATCGAAAACTTTATTAAATGGTAAACGAAACACGAGGGCGAAAGCCACTACAAGACAAACTTAAAAAAGTACACCTTCAACTTTATGTCCAACAGTACCAGGTAGATAAACTTGGTGGCATAACAAAAACAAAAGAAAAACTTTTAAATTACATCAATGAAAAAACTATTCGAAATACTAAGCTGGAAGCGTGATGATGATTTCATCGTTGTTCAAATAGATGAAAACAAATACACCACAGAAACAACTATCGTAATTCCTGAATACAAGTTTGAAACTTTCCTCAGCAGACATGACCGGTTATATTATGAGACTCATGATATCTCTACTGGTCAATATCAATCAAAATTTTATCGGTTGTCAATTGATGAATATTTCAATGATATGCATTATTCTGATGTTGTTGATGATTTGTATGACTACATCAGCATCAGACACATTGACTTTGATAAATCATATCAGATAACTAATAATGCTATTCAATCACTTATGAAATACTTTCATTTATGATACCATTGATAGTATTAGCAATACTTACAATTTTGTACACTTTTGCTAATTTAAAAAAGAAGCCAAATGACAAAACGAGACTTGAAAAAACAAAAATGGAGTTCTATAATCGAATCCATATTACAACTGAACCACACATCCAATCAAATCATCTTACAACAAAAAATTAAAACATTATGTCAAGCTATTTCATCGATACCAACACTAGACAAATCACATTTACAGACAACCGGTTCTACTCCACAGAAGATGGAGTCAACGTACCATCAGTCACAACAATCCTTAACGCATATCCAAAAGACGCACATTTCTTCCAATGGCTTAAGCAAGTGGGAGATGAAGCTGATGCAATTCGTGACGAAGCTGGCAGAAGGGGATCAGTAGTCCACAGCCTTACTGAGCAGTATGACGCAGGTAAAGAAATTAACTTATTAGATAACGGTGGTAATATCGGTTACAAGCTGAATGAGTGGACAATGTTTGAGCGTTATGTTGAGTTCAGAAACAATCACCAGTTTGATGTAATTCACTCTGAGTTTAACATGATATCTCCTAAGCTTGGCTTTGCCGGTACCATTGATAGAGTTATACAAATTGATGGAGTTAATATATTGGTAGATATAAAGACTAGCAATACAGTTTATGAGCATTACTGGTGTCAATTAGCGGCATATAAGAAGCTTATGCAAGAGCAATACGGCTCAATCAATGTAATTGATAAAGTAGCTATTTTATGGCTTAATGCAAAAACTAGAACAGCAGGCAAGAAAGACCAGGTACAAGGAGCAGGATGGCAGCTAATTGTTCGTGATAAGGCGGAAGAGGCAAATGACTGGGAGTTGTTTCAATGTACTCACAAGTTATGGCTAGCTCAGAACGGTCAAATGCAACCTAAATTAAAATCATATCAAATCACACATAAGTTATGATTTACTGCAAACATTGCAAATCTGATAAAGATTACCATACTTGCACTAATGGTCCACATATACAAGCTTTATGTATTGATTGTGGCAATCATTTAAAATTTATAAGTAAAAAACTAAACGGTGACACCGATATAGTCAGTTTTAATACAATGGGAGCAATCAACAATTCTACTGCCATCTATCTAACCATCAGTGATGGTAGGATCTGCAGACGTGTACAATCTCCAACAACATCTTCAATCCAACGCACCACTAAAGATGGTCGTGTGGTTAATGAAGAACATTACAACGGTTGGATGGGGATAATAACCAACATCACTACTCGTGAGTCAGATTATGGCAAAGAGTGGAATGTCACAATTAATGACGGAACTGTGACAGTAATTCTATCATTTAAGTACTCTTCAGGCTACGCAGCAAGCTTTCTTAAGGCTTTGCCTAATGTCAAGTTATCAGAGCCAGTTACTTTTACTCCAAAGGTTACAATTGATGGAGAAAAGAAGCGCACAGTGCTATTCTTAAATCAAAACGGATCAGCTGTTAAATGGGCCTACACTAAAGACAATCCAAATGGCTGTCCTGGTTTGAAGCAAATTAAAGTTAAGGGTATAAACACTTGGGATGATTCAGACATGATGGAGTATCTTGAGTCTATGGTTAACAACGATATCCTGCCGCAGCTTAATGCTAGTGTAGGTGACATGCCGTTCTAAAAATTAAACACAGGCTGTTGCAATCAGCAGCCTGTACTTTTTTGTAAAATAAAAAACTACTAAAATGTCAAAATCACAGACAGCACTACAACTTCATATCGAGATGATGAAAATGGAGTTAAAAGCAATGGAGTCTACAAATGTTAAATTCGGATTGTTGTTAAAACTTATCAGAGAAGCTAGTGAATTAATTTCATTAGAACAGTTGCAGATAATGGATGCACATCATACAGGCAGAATGCAGCAATACTCTATTTCAAAACAATCATCACTTGAATTTTACAATGAAAAATATGAAAATAAAAGAACGTCAGACATTTCTTGACATCCTCAGCATTTTTTCAATAATATTGCTTATCATTTCAACAATTTTATTAATTCTAAACATATGAAAACAATGGCTTGTTCTCCAAAACCTAAACCAAAGCCTAAAAAGTAGGTAGGTCATCCAGTTGGCGTAATCGAAAATGAATATCGGCTTGGGTAACGCATGAGCATCGTAGCTCATAGATAAGGGTTCGAATCCCTTACTGGATACATGAATATAGGATACAGACCAGTAGCATTATACAATACTGAGAAAAAAGAACTGATTGCAATTTTTAAATATAAAATACATGTCGCAAGATATATTTTTAAAAAATATGATTGTTATAAAGCTCAACGCATAGAAAGTACAATGAGATGTTTAGGTTGCATCAGCAAGGGGACTATTTTTGATTTTAAGGTAACTTTAAGATATGCAAATGATAAACAGATAGAAATGCTTGGAGACAATAATTATATTATTTTACAAGGATATCCATCACCAATAAAAACAAGAATGAAATTATGAGCCAGTACAAAAAACATAAATACAAATGCAAATGTGGTAAGGTGGCGATAAAACTAGAGAGATATACAAAAAAGAGCTATCTGACTCACTTGCATTAGATGCTATAATGATAGACTAATGATGCTTGACATTGATTAGCGAAATCAAATTGAAGATATTTTAACTGAACTGATAAAAAATAATAAATGAAAAATACTACTAAAATTATCTCAGAATTTTTTACTATTGGCTCTCTTACTTGGGAAGAAGCTTGTGAATGTGCTTTGCTTTATGCTAATAAAATTAGTGATTCAAATATGATTGAAGAAATAATAAAAATAAAGACCAAAGACATAAGAATACCAATAGAAAACAAAAGC